CGTGAATGTGAGTCGCCCACCCCTCGTGGAGGGTGGCGATAGCGAGAGCATTGTCGTCCCCGTGGATGAAGAGGAGGACGTCGGTTCCCCCGTCCCCCAGGACGATGGTGCCGTTGTTGATGATCGAACTCGTGCTCACGGGTTGGATGGTGAACCCGGGGTATGTGGACCCTGGGGTAAACTTTGTCCCGTCCGTCATCGTCCCGCCCGCCAGGGGGAGGTAGCCCGAAGAGACCCCGGCCTCTAGGGCGGCGAGGCGGGCGGAGAGCGTACTCACCGTGGCCTCGAGCAGCCGGCGGGTCTGGGCCTCGTCCTGGGCGTCATAGCGGGTCCCTGGGCGGGGAAGGGTCAGGCGGCCATCACTCATCGACGGCTCCCGGGCCTCGCCGACAGCCGCATCGTCCCCAGCCGCCAGGCCGCGGAGGCCGCCTCCGTGAACTTGAGGCGTATCTGCCGCCCCTTGGCGCGGAAACTTGTCTCCGTCGACGTCAGGGCGTAGGGGCCCCCCGTGGTCTCCGTCCCGAGGGGGGTGAGCCGGGTGTAGACCGTCAGGTTCAGGTGGCTGGCCGAGAGCCCGTCGGCCATGAGGCCGTTCACGGTCATCACCTGGTCCCCGTCCCCGATCTCGAGCGGGCCGGTCTCGACGTAGGCCGATCCCCCGCTTCGGGTATTCCCCGTCTCGTGGTCATAGACGGCCCCCGCCGCGCTCAGGAGGAGGGGCTTCGCCGACAGCGGGGTCTCGCCGACGCCGGCGGTCCGGGCCAGGGTCCCCGTTACCCAGGTGTTGTCGCGGTAGTTGTAGGTGACGTAGTTGGTGCACTCCGCCGTCGTCGTCGGGTAGAACCAGGTAACCTCACCATACGTTGCGTTGTGGTAACCCCAGACGCGGTGAGCGTACGTCCGGTTGAGGGCGGTGAAGACCGAGTCCCGGACCGTACAGTCGAGCGGCTGCACGAAGCCGTTTTCGGTGAAGAAGCCGTCCTTCCCCATCCAGAAGACGCCCACGTCGGCGGTCACGGCGGCGTTGATACCGATGACGCCACACCCGTGGCCGACGACCTCGAGGCTGTGAACGTACTCGCCCCCGATATAACGCACTAGCCAGGCGTCCGTCGTCGTCAGGAGGAGGGTACCCGCCCGTGTCCGGCGCCCCGCCCGGAGCGAGCCGGACGTCGTGAGGTCCAGGTCGCCGGCGGCGTTCGTGTCGGAGGCCACCCAGTCCCCGAGCGTCGACTGGTCGCCCCAGAAGAACATGCGGTCCAGGGCCCGACGCTCGTGGAGGACGATCTCCTCGCCCGGGCGATAGCCGCCCAGGCACATGAGAAAGCGTTCCGCCGTCGTTACGAGGCTGATGACGCTGTTGCTGACCTCCATGGCACTTACGGTCGGCCCGATGCCGCCCTCAATGAGGGCCGCCAGGTTATCCACATTTCCGTCCCAGTAGACCGGGGCGCCCCCGGTATAGGCCCCGGTCTCGGTGTCATATACGACGGGGACCGCGACGAGCCAGGCCCCAAAGACATCGAAACTCCATAGGACTTTTGACCCATAACCGGACCAGTAGGTGCCGTCCAGGTGGGTGGGGGTGATCTCGACGACCTCATCGTCCGTAATAGCCCACAGGCCGGTTGTCGTGCCGACGACCAGGACCTCGGCCCCCGTCGTGAGGGTGAAGCTGACGGCGGCGCGGGGGGTGCCCGTCATAGTGGGCCCCGTCAGCTCGCGGGCGGCCCAGCCGCCTACGGGCTGGGGGTGGCCCTCGACAAAACGCACGAGGTTGCCGCCGATCCAGCGGTTCTTGTTATCGTAGGGGGTGCCGTTGTTGGAGAAGCCCGGCGGGAGCTTGATGGGGATGAGGGGGTCACGCATGAGTCGGCGGGACTGGGCCGGCGGCGATCTTCCGCCACTGCACGGCCTCGATGTGGTCCCAGTCTCCGATGTTAGCCAGCGAGTGCAGCCGGGGGTGGGCCCGGATGGCCTTTACGAGGCGCTGCCAGGGCTCGTGAGTGTAATCCCAGTCGGCCTTCTTCCGGTCGGGTCCGTCCGGCACGATGAGGGTGACATCGACGGCGAGCCCGGCCTCGTGGGCGCTCTGCCCCGGCGGGGCCGCCCGCGGGCCGCCATTGAGATAGATCGCGTAGAGCTTCGCCTGCTCGTCACGGGTCCGCCGCCCGTAGTGGACGACCCACTCCGCGGGATCGGCCTCCAGCAGGGCCGTGACGTCGCTGGCGAAGGGCTCCCGCACCCCGGCGCGGTCTACCTTCCAGCGGCAGCTCACAGCTTCCGCGCCAAGTAACCGGCGACGGTGCTGACCGCCCCGCCAAAGAGGCCGGCGACCCAGAGGGCGACGCGGCGCTCGCCCGCCCGGGTGGCGAGTGTTCCCCGGACGTCGTCTAGCTTGCTGTCGATGGTGGCGCTGGTGGCGAGGAGTGTCTCCACCTTGCCTTCCAGGTTGCCGACCCGGCTGGCGAGTTCGATGATGGTCGTGTCCATTAGCCGAGTACCACGGGGAGACCGGCGGGGCGGAGCGAGGCGCCGTACTCGGCGTTCTCGCGCTGCGTGTTGAGCGCCTCAATCGCGGCCTCGAAACGCCCCCGCCACTTCAGGGCCGCCTCGTCATGCTCGAGGAAATCCTCGGCGTAGGCCATAACGCCGGCCAGGTACATGTCTGGGGCCTCGCGGAGTTCGTCGTTGACCTCGTTGGTCGTCGCCACCAGGGGCTGCAGCTCCGGAAAGAAGATGATCTCCATCGTGTAGGTCTCATCCGGCGCCGGGGCAACGATGAGCTCCCGGCCCCCAGAGGTGATAGCCGCGATGACCGGTCGCCCGCTCACCCCGCCCTGGCGGGCCCGCCAGCGGGCCACCTCCTCCGGCGTCGAGACGAGCAGGGGGCGGTCGGCGGAGGGGCTCCCGGTGACGGGGTAGATCGAGCGGAGCTCCTTCGCGTCGCACGGGAGCGAGGTCACCTGGGCGCTGATGTCGAGGGTATCGCGCCGGACGCTGGCCCGGAGTCGGCGCTTCAGTTCCGCCTCTGTAAGCGTGACGAAGTCCGGGATGACCGAGGTGAGGTCACTCCGGTTCAGCTGGAGGGCGACGTGGGCGAGGAGCCCGGTGTAGGTGTCAAGTGCCATTGAGGATAATCTTCGGGGAAATCTTCGAGGGCGAGAGATACTCCGGGTGCTTCAGCAAAAAGGCCTGGCGGGTGATCTCGCAGTGGTCCAGCTGGAACTCCGCTGAACCGATGTGCGAGATTTCTCGAGAGAGCTGTGTGTCCACGACGACGTCCAGCCCGGCGCGAGCGACCAGCTGGCAGAAGTAGACGTCCTCTCCGGAGTAGCCGTCCGCCGCGGGCGAGAAGCCCACCGCAAACCACGGGGCCTGAACCGCACGAAAGAAGTTCGCCTCCACGAGCATGAGCCCCATCCCGCACCGTTCCACACGAACGAGAGGCTCCAGCTCCGTGGAGTCAAAGAGTAGGTCATCATCGTGGTTGATCCCCGCCGTGGGGATATGCGGCTCCTTTCGGGTGGAGTAGTTCGTGGCGACGATCGGCTTCTGGTGGTTGAGCATCCGGATGATGCAGTCCTTGGGGAACCGCATATCGGAGTCAATCCAGAGAATGTGGGTGACGTCCTCGTTGGCGAGGGCGGCCCGGACGAGCTTGTGGCGGGCCTCATGGACGAGGGTGCCCTCACAGATGAGCAACCGGATCCGGATCTCCGGGTAGTTGATCGACATGTAGGTCATCAGCAGCGCGAGGTCCCGGGCGAAGGCCATCGGGACCAGGCCGTTGGCCGGGATAGCGATGGCGACGCTGGGGACCGTCGGGGCCGGGAGGGTCGTGACGACGGCTTCGGGCGCGTCAGTGGACATGGATTAGACCTTTCCGAGTTTCGTACGGAAACAGCGGTTGGCAGGGTCGTTGAGCCAGGCCTTGAGCCTGGGGCGGTCGGGGTCCTCCTCGTCGAGGATCCCCTGCTTGCGGAGTTCCTCGGCGACGACAAGGGGGACCCGCCCGATGTGGTGCAGGTCCCCGCCCCAGTCGCGCTTGATGTTGAGCTGGGCGTACTGGTTGTCGTCGAGGATCGGGTGCATATCCTGCGTCTGCTCGATCCGGAAGACCCCCTCGGCGTCGTCGAAGTGGAACCACTCCGTGACGCCGTTGCGGTTCGCCTTGAGCAGCCGGGGGTCGTTGATGTGGGCCATAGGAGCTACTTCTTCAGGAACCCGTGGGCGATCTTGCCGGCCAGGAGGCCGACGAGGCTGGCAACCATCGGCTGCGTCACGCCGTCAAGGTTCGTCACGCCCGGGAAGAACTGGGCGAGGTAGGGGGCGAGGATCGGCTGGAGGATGGCGAAGGCGCCGAAGACGTACTCGTGGACCTTGGCCCGCTCAGGGGCGTTCAGCCAGGCGATGCCCTTCTTGAGGTTCTGGTAGAGGTACGCCGCGATCGCCGTGACGATCGTCGGCAGCGCCAAGTTGACCAGGGGGCCTACCATGAAGTCGGGGATGTGCACAGAGGGTGCTCCGGGGAGACTGCGTAAGGCGGCCCCACAGCCACCGGGCCGCACGGAAGACTGCCGGAAAACTAACCCGGACGGGGAGTTGGGACAAGCGCCCCAACCCCCCGCCGGGTCTCGTCAGCTCATTACGAGGTGGCAAGGTCCACGGCGACGCCGAGGCCCTTCTCGTTCTTCACGCGGAGGCCGTACTCCACGACGATAAGACGCTTTTCGGCGTCGCCCGTCTTGGCGAGCGGCTTCGTCTGGAACGGACGGAGGAAGTCCACCGAGACCAGGGAGAAGTCCAGGAAGAACGCATCCCGACCGCGCTGGAAGCGGTTCGGCACAAACTCGAGGACGCCGAAGTCGCTCTGGTAGAAGTCGACCGCGGCGACGACCGAGGCCGGCTTCAGGGTCTGCTGGTTCATACGGTTCGCCGCGACGCCCGTGAAGGCCGAGGCGACCTGTTTGACCCACGAGCCCATCATGACGACATTAGGCTTGCCGCCGTTGTCGAAGCACTGCTTCATGACGTCCTTCAGGATCGTCTCCGTGAAGGCGCGCTGGGTGCCGTTCGTGAACACGTCCGACGGGGTCGTCGTGTACACGGGGATCACGCCGTTGGAGGCCTTGTTGACGTTCGTCTTGAGGAACGCCAGGAGCGAGCCCGTCACGCGGGCCGTCGTGGTGTTGCCGGCGACGCAGGCGATGTTGTCCATCAGCTGCGAGGCCACGTCGCGCTTGAGCTCCATCGACTTCAGGGAGACCTGGTACGCGAGTTCGTCGTCACGGCCAGCCGCGTCGACCGCGGACTGCGTGTCCGACACAGACGCCGTCTTGCGGGCGATCTGCATGTAGTTCCCCAGGCGGACGGTCGGCGTAGCGGCGTCATACGACGTCAGCTCGTCGCCTTCCAGCTGGGCGTTCGTCGTCGAGGCGGCAGCCAGGGACTGCGTCTGCCACTCGAAGAACGTGTTCTTCTTCTTGCCACGACCGGCGCGGGTCACAAACGGGGTCTCCGTCGGATCCACGTTGTAGATCAGGTCTTCGAGGTCCTCACGAATACCCTTCGTCGGGTAGGTCGTGTAGGTGTTGGTTGCGATTGCCATTTACTTCTGCTCCATGAGCGTCCTGCGATCGGCTACTTGAGCATGTGCTTCACGGCGGCAGCCATGTCGTCGATGCTACCCGTCTGACGCACACGCTCTTTCGCCTTGGTGAGTTCCGTCTTGGGGGCCGACTGAGTGCCAGCGGCGCCCGGGGCAACCGGGGTCACGACTTCCGTGATCCGGTTTTCTACCTTCGGCTTGGCGGCCTGCAGCTTCCTGTAGGCCACAGCATCACGAAGCACGAGGAGGAGTCGGTGGTCGACCACGGAGGAGAGCTCCTGGTCGCTAAAGCCGATCTTCCGGGCCTCTGCCGTGAGGTCTCGAAGGCCCGCGGAGAGTTTCTCCGGGTCCTTCCACTCCGGCACGGCCTCGAGCAGCTTGCCACGCTGCTCTTCCTCGAACTTGACAGCAGCCTTCCGTAGCTCCTCCTGGCGTTCGGCGCCGAGCTTGTCGCGCTGCTCGAAGACCCGCTGGATCCGCCCCCGCTGCTCTGTCCACTGGACATACGCCGCGTCAACGTCTTCCTTCGAGTATTCCTTGCGGAGCGCCGCCCAATCCGGCTCCTGCGGGAGAAGGGCCTGGAGCACTTCCGCCACCGCCGAGAGCTGGCCTTCGAGTTCCGTGCGCTTGGTGCCGACCTCCGCCCGAGCCTTGTCATCCTCCTGGGTCCGGGTAGTACGGTCCGCCTCAAACGCCTTCCGCTCGTCGGCGAGCTTCTGCATGCTCTGGGTGAAGTGCTTCTGCCGCGAGTAGCCCTTCAGGAGTTCGTCTTCCGTGACCTCCTCGTCAGCACCGTCCACGGTGACCCGGTACTTCTTGGGGGTTGGTTTCTCCTCTCCCTGGGCTTCCTCGCCTTCCTTCGGCTGCTCGCCCTGCTCCTCGCCTTCCTTCGGCTCGGCCTGGGGCGTCTCCGGCTGGGCGGCTTCCGCCGCCTTCGCCGGCTGCTGCGCCTCGCCTTCAGTGTTCTTGCCCTCTTTGGGGAACACCCGATCGAGGATCTTACCCGCCATGGTCTCTACGGTGAGAGGTGCCGCGGCGTCCTGCGTTCCTTCTGACATGGTGTGGTGGCTCCGGGGTCCTGCGGTTAGCGGGCGGCGGGGGCGCGAGAGGCTTTCTTTTCGTTAGCCTGTATCTCGGCCCGGGCTCGTTCTCCGTCTCCCATGATGCCCGTCATGCGGGCCGAGAAGTCCGCGATCGACCGAGCATCTGCCTGGGCGAGTCGCAGCTCTTCGTCGGTCCGGGCGGCCAGGAAACGCTGGTGCGCTGTGCGCTCCATTTCCTGCAGGGCCTCCGCCACAATCGGTTCCGCCAGGAAGGCCTTGATGCGGTCGGCCTTCTCGAGAGTTTCATACGGTCCGGGTTCCGTCATAAAATGTCATCTTCCTCATCGAGGAGGGCTGCGAGAAGAGCATAGTCGATACCGTAGCTCTTCTTCTTATTCTTCTTCTTCGTTCTGCGGGCGAGCTCGTCCAAGGTCACCCAGTCACCATTCGGGGAGAGGACCAGCCCGTCCCGTAGGACGATATGGGCCTCTGCCGGCGTTAGCTCCGAGGGGTCAACGCGGTCCTGCCACTCCACCCGTCGTTTCCGGCGGGGGGCGCCCCGCAATATAGCACCCGTTGTCGCCGGATTGAACTCCCCGAGATCCACAACGGTCCCGTCGGATACCACGGGGACCCACCCCTCCAGCGTCAGGATCCCCACTCCAGGCGTCACCGTAATGCTAGTGCCGCCGCTTATTACGGTGGGGACCAGCCCCTCCAGCACCAGGACCCCCACCCCCGGGATAACCAGGACGGGGGCCGTTACCGTCGGGGCCGCCCCCTCCAGCGTCAGAACC